TGATACCACTAAATTTGAAGTGACTTATAATATGCTTCAAGCATCTTCTAAACTAAGATATTTCAAACCTTGCTATAAACATTATTTAACAGCGCATGTTAAGTCGAGGTTCGCGCGAGTCGCCGCAACAGAGTGGGAGATTGCTACATTTTTACCAACTGCATCTTGGGAAAAGGCAAATCAGTCTGCTATATACAGAGCATCTAGGGAAGCTATCTAATGAGTATCGACCAATTAAAATCACTGGCATCTTCTAAACTCGGATTCGCAAGAAGCAATCAATTCTTAGTCGAACTTCCGGCAACTTTTCAGGGATCGAGTGGTATCTTAGGACAGATATTTCAATTAGTATCTTCGGGAACTTTGGGTTCGGGAAACTTAAATCTGCTTTGCGCGAATACAACTTTGCCTGGAAAGCAAATTATGACGGCAGAACGCAGAGTGGGGATGGAATTTCAAAAAGTCGCATATGGTTATGCTGTTGAAGATGTAACAATGACATTCTATGCGCTGAATGATTATGGTATTAAAAAATATTTCGATGAGTGGAAGTCTACTATATTAGATGAAAGGGGACAAGGTGTTAAATATAAGAAAGGTTCTGGCGGATATGCCAAGGACATTAAAATCCATCAGTTACGAAAACCCATCAAAAATATCGGATTCAACGCTGGTCCAGTTAAGGTCAATCTTGGTCTTGGTGGCAGTAGTGTATATTCTGTTCGCTTAATAGATGCGTTTCCTACAAGCATTCAAGCAATAGAACTAAATAACGAATTAGATGGATTGGTTCAGCTGAGTGTACAAATGTCGTACACCAACTGGCAATCTATCGATGGTGGGCAAGGATGGATTACAGCGTCGGCAGGGTTAACAGGACTGCCAATTGATGTGACTGGTATTTTAGCATAAGGAGTTATTATGGCACTTCCAGTAGTAAATGAATCGAGTTGGTACAGTCTAGAAGTACCCTCTACTAAACAAGAGATTACATATAGACCTTTCCTCGTAAAAGAGCAGAAGGTATTATTGATTGCGAGTGAGAGTCAAGATAAAAAGCAAGTAATGGATGCTATCGTAAATACGATTAAGGCATGCGTACAAGAAGAAATTGATTTTCGTAGATTGCCTACATTTGATATTGATTATATTTTTACACAGATCCGAGGAAAGTCGGTTGGTGAATCTACTGAAATTATAATCAAGTGTGATGAATGTGAAGCGCAGAATGATGTATCATTGGATATTACGAAAGCGGGAATAAAAGGCAAGATGCAAGATAAGGTCGTTAAGTTGAACGATCAGATATCTGTAGAGATGACTTATCCGAGTTATCATGCTATGGCATCAAAATTAGATTCCCTCGAGTCTTCAAGTTCCTCCGCAGTATTTGATATGTTGAGTGCGTGTATCGAATATGTCTTAACCGAAGATGAAAAGATTGCAATCAAAGATGAGTCAAAAGAAGAGATTGATAAATTCATTGAGTCACTCTCTACTGCGCAGTTCGAAAAGATATCAGAGTTTATTAGAGAGTTTCCGAAACTTTCTTTAGAAACAAATTTTAAGTGCACAAAGTGCGGGCATGAAAACAACGTAGTTCTGGAGGGTCTTGACGATTTTTTCTAATTAACCTCTCTCATGAGACATTAGAGAATTATTACCGTGTGAATTTTCAACTTCTACAGCATTTTAATTATTCTCTGACTGAAATCGATAATATGCTACCTTGGGAGAGGGAAATTTATTTAATTATGTTGATGGAATATCTAAAGGAACAGGAACAAAAACAGCAGGAACAAAATGGCTGAAATAACTCTAAACCAAGTAAACATGACGCTGTTACAGCAAAACGAATCTCAAGAAGAAATGAGAAAAGACATTGCTGGTTTACGCAAAGACTTCTCGGATTATTTCAAATTTCTCAAACAGTCAAAGCTTGATGAGTTAGAAGAAAAGAGAGAGGCGAGAAAGCAAAAAGGAACTGCACCTAACAGAGCGCAGGTTGTGAAAAAAGACGATGGTTTCGGATTAGGTATGCTTGCTCCAATTGTTTATGGTTTAATCACAGCAGGTTTCGCAGCACTTGAAGCACTTAAAAATTATTTTGCAAAACTAAGAGCAATGGCACTTGGATTGAACAAAGGTCTTGGACCACTAACAAAAATGCTTGGTGGTATTGCTCGTATGATTGGCAATCTAATGAAAGCATTGGCTAAGACTTTAGATAGTAAACTTTTTGGTGGTGCGATAGGGAGAGCATTAAAAATAATTGCCGATAGCATAGGTGATTTCTTTAGACCTATTCGAAAATTCTTCACCGAATCTCCTAAAGATTTTAGAGCAAGGTTCTCAGCAATTACTACAAGGATTGCAACTTTCTTTGATGATCTATTCAAACCCATGGCAACTTTCTTCCGGAACTTCAGCGCAGGTTTCAACAAAATAGGGACGAGAGCACTTGGTGTTGTAGATGATGTAATAAAGATGGAAGATTTTTCAACTCTTGCTGGTAAGATCGGAGCAACTCTAAGAACTTTAATTCAAAAACCATTTGATGCATTGTTTAGTTCGTTCAAGACTGCAGAAGGCGCAGAGGATTTAAAAAAGGTCGGGGATCTTCTAGGAGATTTTTTTAAACCAATCAAGGAATTTTTTAGTGTCAGTGAAGATAGTTTCTTGGGCAGAACTTGGAAAAATATAAAAAGTGCTTTCAGTATTTTTGATGAGGGATCAGTTTTCATGAAAACACTGGGGTCAATCGGAAGAACGATAGGAAGATTTGCTTGGCCAGCTACTGTCATCTTTGGAATTCTTGATAGTATCAGAGGATATTTTAAGGAATATGTAGATGATGATGGTAATCTTAAGAAAGGTGGACTCATCGGTTCTTTGTCTGGATTGCTCGAAGGACTGGTTGGTATGCCTTTAGATTTGATCAAGAGTGCGGTATCTTGGATTGCTGGTAAGTTTGGTGCTGCAAAGGTCGAAGACTTCTTAGATAGTTTTAGTATCACTGAGATGATTAGAAATATCATCATGACTCCTATCGCCGCAATACAGGCAGCACTCAATCAAATAATTGAAGGAATCGCAAGTTATATTGAAGGTAGCAGTTTCATACCGAATAGTGTTGCTGAAGGTATCCGAAGATTAAAAGTAGAACAAACAGGCAGTCTTCAAACTACAAAAGATATGAGAGTTAAACCCACCGATCTTGGTAAAGAACTTGCTGAACAAGCAGGTATTACTGATGCTGGCGGTGGTGAATTCGGTGGAGCTCCTCAAATTGTAGGAAAGGTTGGGGACGATGTGACAATCGGATCATCTTCAACGACTATGACACCTGATGCTCTTGCCGCTACCGACCCCAACACGTTTGGTTCTGGGACTAGTGATTAGTCCTCTTGCGCTAATTTAGCAAAGTATGACATTGTATCGTCATCACCGCTCACTGATGTATTCTCAGCAGTGATAGGTTCAGCAACCTTATACTCTGGTTCCGGTGCCGGAGTATTCATCGCTGTTTCTTGCTTCATGGTTGGCGCACCCATAGATACTTCCTCACCAAGGACTCTCGCTAGTTTTGCTTTGAGTTCATCGTAGGACTTGTAGTTCTTTGGGTCGGTAAACTCACCGAGCGAATGTAGTGAGTTATAGACTGACTCCAACTTGGATTCGTCTCCTTCATAGAGACCAGATGCTGAAGCAAACTCCGACTTATCATAATTACGATATCCTTCCACTTGACGGATTTTCAACTTGAAGTCTGCACCTTCCCAGAAATCAAAAGGATTAACTGGCGTTTCATCGGCGAATGCTGGATTCATAACATCCATAACCTTATCAAAGATTTTCTTACCGAACTTGTAAAGGAAGACTTTACCTTCATTCGCTGGATTGCCTGGATCCTGAAGAACAAGAACGTTAGTTACATAGTGCAATCTGCGCTTCTGTTGACGTGCTTTTTCTTTATCCGCTTCAATCCCTGAGTTCCAGAGTCGAGAATTGTATTCTCCAACTGGATCAGGTTGACCAATAGAAGTAAGTGAATTTTCGATATACCACAAACCTGTTGGACCTTTGAATCCGTGATCCCAGTATCTGACCCATGGTAAGTCTTGACCTTCTCCGGCAGGGAGGAATCGTAATACTGCATATCCATTACCTGCTTTATCTACTGTTGGTTTCCAGATGCGCTCGTCAGCATTCGGTTTTGAGTCACCTGACCCACCGACCTTTTCTGCTGCTTGAACGAGTTTAGAGATATCTGCGCCACGCTGGCGTTTTAGATTTTCGAAAGACATAGTTATTGTATCCTTTGTATAACTGAAGTATGTTTATATTGTATCATAGTATCGCTGAAATGTAAAGTTATTTATATTGCTTCTATTCAAAAAAAGCACTATCCAACGAATTAGTTTTTGGTAAAAAGTTGAGACCCATTGCTTCTGCCTCAACTTTTCCTTTGATGATCGGAGATATGAACTTACTCACATCTGCCGGATCTATATCATTTTTATCACATAGATGAAGTATCGCATCCATGTAAGTGATACCCAATTCTGTAACAGTAGATTCAATCAGTTTTGTAAATTTACTTTTGTTAAGAAATGAAGCATCGAGTATTCCTTCGGTTTTTGACATATTATTATCTATCCATAACTCTCAGGAGAACTGTATCTTTATTGAGTCGACCATTAGCAGACTTCGCTTTAGTAGATAAATCACTAATCGCTTTGTCGATCTGCTTCGGTGTACGATTCAATATCTCAGGTAAGAACTCTTGCGGTTTACGCAATTTAATTGTTCTACTGTTCACTTTATCAAAGTTTTTGATAGAAGTGCCGGAGATCTCGAATCCTTTAGCATTCTCGGTGACATACTCTGTCAACTCACGATACTTGGTGTTGAACACAAATAAACGCATCGCTCCGACAATCTTGATAGGAGGTATTGAAGCAATCTTGAAATCATTATCCTCCTTCTTGTATTGTACTTTAGCAATTTGTTTATCTGCTGCGCGAGGTGCTTTAACATGCGTGTTTCGGGATGCTCGCGCAGCAGACTTAATACGGTCAAGATCAGCGAGCATTTCCTGACACTGCTTGACTCTTTTGTTAAGTTGAGGTCTGGTCAGGTGTGAATAACCTTCAACTGCTTGATCACAATTCTTGTGATAAGCATCTTCATAATCAGACAACCATCCCTCAACTACATCACGAACAGGAGAAACGGATGAACCGCTCAGTCCGTGCTTTTTGAAGAGAGAATACAAATCAATGCTTGGATCCTCACCTTCAATCCAGGAATCCTCAAACTCCAACAGGTCTTGCATAATAGTATTAGAAATCTTATTAGCAAGACGCTGCTGAGGAGATAGAGAAACAACTTTATCAGAATCGTTCTTAGAGATGAGTCGTTCCATTTCTAACTTACGACCAGACTCAAGTAAAGTTCCTAAGAACTTCTTGAGCGATTCTTCCCAGTATGATACGCGATCACACTTTTCTAATCCCGAGTTCAACCAAAACGAGATACAAGCATAATGACTGTGCATCGTGAACTTATACTCAGGATTACATAAAATTGCTTTAGAATCATTTTTATTAAAGTTGCTCTTAACATAAGTTTTAATGCAAGAAGCAAACTCTTTTTTATCCACTTCGTTGTGGAAATAATATTTGACAGCGTCGAATCCTTTATCTAATGGGGCAGCACCCACACCAGTTTTTGCTCTACGACGTACAACTTTTTTCTTACGACCTTTAGGTAATGCCATTATTCAATCTCCCCAAAACCAAGATTCTTCACAACGAATTTTTCACCAGTCTCTAAATTCTCGATGATATCACCAACTGATACAGAGTGCATCTTATCGATATAAGTGATATTTTCTTCAGGTCCAACGTTACCAACTTCAAAGACATGATCTAGATCATTCGCTTCGATGATAGCAACTTTACGATAATGCTCTTCGTAAACTTCCTGAGAGACCTTACCAAGAACCATAGCATTTGAATGCTTCGCGGCAACTTCTTCGTCGATGAAGTTTCCTTTGACAATCACATTATCGAGATTGAATTGATGAATAATATATTGCATAAGACGCTCCTCTTTTTTTATCTTATACATATATTCTATCATACTTTTACAGGAATGTAAAGCTTTTTTTCTCTCATTTATAAACTTTTTTCTATTTTTTCTGCATCTTTAATAATTTCAATGGTGTTTTGAATGAGATCCCACTGAGAATCACCCATCACTTCCCATATAACTTCTCGAAATAAATCTTCTGACTCTTCATCTGCCCATTCACCTTCATCTTGATCCCATTTCCCTTTGAGTTCTGGATGTTGCGCGACGATCCTTTCCATGAGTTCATCGTGATCATCTTCGAACCCATCGACAAATTCATCCCCCTCGTAAACGCAAACGCCATAGAAGTTTGGCATTTCATCTTCATAGACAACGGTGGTTATCATCTTAGGATCATACTTAGATAATTCTCCCAACAACCAGTCGAGACCATCCTCTGGCCAACCCCATGCTGACTGACTCTGAAATCCATTTTCATCTATATCTTCAAAGTAAGTCCACTTCGGACCAACGTTATCGAGAGTCCATTCATATTTTTCTGTTTGTTCATAAGTCGGTGAACCTTCTTTACCGTCGACCCACAGATCTCCCATCCACATATGACCATGCGAGATATCATCACCTGTACGAACTCTCTTTATCATAGATTTCCATTTATCGCGTGCCGTATCATTTATTTCTTCAAAGACGACATTAGTGTAAACATAATTTGGCATATTAACCTCTTCTCATTCTCGCAATTTCTTTTGCGTCATTACTGTCTTTACGGATAGGAACCATATTAGATTTATGTAGTGTGCCGATCCCAGCGATCTCATTGCCTGTATATTGATTTGCCTTGCGCTTACCTTCAACACGCATAATGAGATCGCTGGTGGGCACAGTCTCGGACGTGGTGTAGTCAGGGAAGTCAGCAATCCCTGACTTCTTACCACCTTTCTCATAACCAAGCGACTTGAGGAGCATTGCCGTCTTGCGTTCTTCTTCTAGAACTGCCGCAGTCTTTTTACGAGATTTGCGTTTACGAGTATTGATAGTGGTCATACCACGAACGAGGTGCATAGTCATCTACCGTATCCCTTCCTTGTCATTTCATTGATACGCTCTTGCATATACTGACGAACAATCTTTTGAATTGCATCATACTGACCATCAGTAATTAATTTCATACGCTCGAGTTCACCCTCGAACACACGAACTGCCATCATACGATCACTCGACAGATTTTCCACTCATCGCCTCCGCAACTGATTTTAGTTCGTCAACCTTACCTTCATTGACAGCATTGACTTTTTCGTCAAGTTCCTGCCACGCATTAGTCGCAACAAGTTTTGACAAGAGCATCTCGTCACGTGCTACACGATTACGAATAATCTTCGCCGCTTCGCTATCAGTATATTCTAGCAATACATACGCACGATACTGAGTACCATGCTGAACGATAGAAGATTCCTTTACTGAATAACCAGCAACGTCAGCATCAGCAATCAAGTTTACAGTTGCTTGATTAAATTCATGCATCAGCGAATTATCATAATCGTTCGCGCCAAGTTTTGCTTTGAAAGTTTTAAGTTGAGAACGCAGTTGAGAGTCAATACGATCTGCAAGAGTGGTCTTAGCAGACAGAGTAGCGATATCAACAGATAGTTGCAGGTCAGGCGTCACCGCTGTTCCTACAGCATATACAGCGTCATCATCTTGAGGGATATTAGTAAACCAATCAGGCATCTCATCAATTTGATTTTCAACCTGCTTGTATTTGTATTCGAACAGTTGCTTTGACATAACTGTTTCTGGTGGGGTTTTATCACATGCCGCAACCAATGCGACCATAGGGATTAGTGCTAACTTTTTCATTTTATACTCCATTCAAAACTGCGACAATATTATCGCGCACACCCGAACTGACAAACCAATTTAAGATTTCGGGTTGAAAAATAACAAGAGAAATACCACTTATCACTCCAAAGATATATGTAATCATCAAAACACTCCCATGCTGACTAGTGTACTAAACAGGTGACTCACTCCTTGATTATCCTTTTCGATGCCGAATAGGAAGTCACCTAGTGTCCTATTCTTAGCAGGAATTTCTTTTTCAACTATAATCACCTCAGGTGGCGGCGAGTTATGACAATCATATTTTTCAATCGCCGTTACAGTTGAACCGTCTTTATACTGGATTTCCTTTGAGTAAAAACATTCCTGAGCGAATGCATTAGTCCCAATCGTTATCCATAGCAATAGTATCGCGCATCCTCTCGCCATAATATTTCTCCGCATATTGTGGGGCATCCTGATAGTGATTGTGATTTTCATCCATTTTGGAAACCATATCATCAAACTTTTTACGAAGAGGTTTCTCTTCTTCATCTACATATCTACGAACACGTGCTGCACCTGCCTCGAGGCGCGCACGACGTGCTTTACGTTTCGCTAACCTATCAGCGGCATCTCGAATCGCTTGCATACGTTCATCATAAGTAGAATCTTTTTTAATAACAATATTAGACATTGCGCTTGTACTCCATCCAAAATTCATTCCAAAGTTCATCGACCCACTCATCCTGCTCAGCACTAGACAAGTGCGCGATATTATCGAAGCAATTATCCTGGACAAGTTTTTCTAACAGTTCTTCAATCATCTCGCATTCACCGATACGATCTGATACATCCTGGATGAACTGTTCTTCGAGATCCATCATATACGACTTCATCTTTCCCATTATACACGCTCCTCAACAGAAAACTTTTCAACGCCAGCATCGGCAAGGATAGTTTCGATAACAGTAGTCAAACCATCTTTAGTATGACGAGTGGTTTCCCACTTGTCGCCGTTTTTCATAGTAGCAGTGATAACAAACTTTTTCATAATGAACTCCTCTTTTCATTTTATACATATATTCTATCATAAAAATTCGAGAAAGTAAAGCTTTTTTTCTCACTTTTTTAGAATTATTTTAATTTTTTTTATGAGCGATATATGTTCAAAAGATGAGTTTCAAACTGTTCCACTTTTTCGATGCGGTTTGGCCACAGGATATATTCTTTTTCGGGATTCTTTTTGAGATTATTGAGGAGTGGGGTGATAGCATTGTACAAGCGATCTAACTTCTCTTGAGTTACAGTAGCATTGGACTGTACAGTCTCTGCCTGTTTCGTTGCTTCTTGTACTGCCTTCAGTTCTGTCTCATCGACAGCAGTAAACCCAAAATCAAAAAAATCTTCAGACATTTCCGTCTCTCCTCTGATACATGTATTGGACAAAGAAAAACCATCCTAGGATCGCCCAAAATAGGTTATACAGAATTCCTTGAGAAATCACCCAAGCAAACATAGAAATAATTACATGATCATACCATTTGAGCATTTTAGATCCTAAAGTGATGAGGGGAGAGCGAAAGGAATATTCTCTCCCCCCACCTTATAGAGCAGTGCCTGGTTATAGATCCAGGATGCATTCTCCTTTGTGTTGACAAACTAACCGTTGATCTGCGCGAGTCTATTAGGCGACCAACCCATTACTATTTATTTCGTCTAAGTTTTTTGTTTCTAGCATACCTTCGCAATAAACAATCAAATACAATTTTCTTCTTCACCTTTCTACGGATTCTTGCGAATTTACTGCGATGTATCCTATTTGATTTAGATTCTACTTCAAACATAAAACACCTCTTTTTTGGCGATTCCGGAAGGACTCGAACCCTCGACCCACAGATTAGAAGTCTGTTGCTCTATCCAGCTGAGCTACGGAACCAATGGGATTGTCGGAGAAAGGATCTACTGAGAGAGGAGCGAAAAGTGATCTACTCTCTCCGACAAACTATTAACGCTGCCACATCTGTGGTGCGTATTCATTCCAAATTTTATTATCAGGATCATGCTTTTCTTGCAATCGATTCATTGCCTTCCTCTCGGCATAACCCTTGTTCCACACTCCACTATCATCAGAATAGTCATAATACCAATCGTGTACTTGAAGAAGTTTGATGTATGTATCTTTTTCTGATATAGTAATTTTCATATCTCCAATCTCCTCCCAGAACCTTTTCATATCTTAACCATCGCATACTGAGGGTTGGTGAATTCATCGTCGAACATACCGACTTCATCAAACCCATAAAGGGTGAAACCTTCCATCGGGTTGCCACCCTTTTCGTAGACAACCAAACT